ACGGCCTTGTGTAGTGACCCTCAACACGTGCTTCCAAGCCTGAAGCATCACAACCTATCTGGTAAGTGTCTTTTTCAACACCAAAGAGGTCACGCATCGGAGCACCGTACAAACTCGTGGGTCTCGGTATGTTAGCAACTACCTTGTGCTGCATTCTAGTAGTAGAAGCACCACAAGCAATGACAGGTGTTTGTATCCTTCCGTCAATACTAATACGCTCTTGTGCAAGAAATCCAGACCCGTTTGGTGAGAGTATTGAGTTGCGCCTATGACGGTAGGTTAGCCAGTAGACAACATCTTTGACGAAAGATACTTTATCACCAAGCCTCTCAAGATTAGGGCACAATTCCTTATCCGCATTGATAGTATACTTCGGGGATGATATCACTTTAACGGGACGATCCCTGTTAGCAGACATTAACTTCTGATACATCTCCATCACGGTCTTACACCTCAGATGAGACAGTCTGTGAGGTTTAAAAGTGCTCTCGGCTGTCTCTCGGCAATAGCGAATGACAGAAGTTTTATACTTCTCATCATCAAGTTTTTGCTTTTTCTGGTTCACACTTAAATCATTGTCACCCCAGATTAGAGGATTCCACCCCAACCCTACCAGATACTCTTTTATATCCCTCTGATTAGGTAGGAGCATTGGCTCAGTGTCTCTGATAAGAGCTTGCTCTGTTGGCAGGATGAAGGACATCTCACCCCCTTTAGAGTTAAAAGTTACCTTGTAAATCCCATATTCATCCTCTGTGCAAGTACCCTCGTGGGTGTCAATAAACTTCTTCATTATTGCTGAGAGACTTCCATCCTTCTTTATCTGTATCTTAGGAATTAGGTAAGGCTTAGCATTCGTCTTACTCAAGGGCTTTTCTGGGAGCAGAGGCTCTGCGTAATCTTCGATAACCTGCATCTTCTCGTTAAGGTCAGCTAAAGCAACTTGAGCTTTGTCAGCGAAGAATTTGAAACCAAAATGCTCTTGGCGAAACGCAAGCTCCTCAGCTGCCTGCTCAAGATTAAGAGCTTCATCCCAAGGCCAATCTGATTTCTCTATGAGCAATTGACGGAATACAGCCTCTGTAACTTCTGTATCCTGTTCACAATAGCTAAGCATCTCAGGGCTAAACTCCTCCCACACCTGCTCACCCTCATCTGCGAAATCACCTTTTAAGATACCTAAGCGTTTACCCCAAGCTTTAAGGCTGTGGCCCCCTAGACGATCAGGCCAGAGGGTACGGGACATCACTACAGTGTCGGTGATCTTACAAGGTTTGCCCATCACTGTATCAACGTCACTATCGTCTAAGCCTACGTGATACTCTAGGCCAAAGAATAGACGAAGCACTGGTAAGTCATACTTAATCCCAGAGTGGGCAATGATTTCTGTGGCTGAAGATAGTGCCTCTTCAACAGCCTCTTTAGTTAAAGACTCCTCATAAAGTTTTAATCTAACTCCTGTGTCTATGTATTTAAAGACAATGCAATGCACTCTGAAAGTAGGCTTCAACTTAAAAGGGTAGCTAGAATAGTCTATAGTCTTAGAATCAAGCAACCCTGTAGTTTCTATGTCAAACACCACCCTATTCATAATCAGTACTCCATCGGTTCTTTAGACTTGTCAACTGTGCTATCGCCAAACAATGCCAGCTCCTCAGAAGAGAAAGTATCTTCATCCTCTTCGTATGGGTTACTTGTAGCGTAGAGCATGGACGTAGCTTTGTCATAACGCAACCAACCAGCTTCACCAGTCTCACCTGTGCGCCTACATTTAACTATACGAATAAGTATGCTGTCCCTCTTCTTAGGATCTTGATTCATCTTATCACGGGATATCAGGATTGTGTTAAAAGCTATCTGGTTCTGTGAAGAGCTACCCATTAAATCATACTCATTAACTTCGTGAGGGTCTCTGTCTGAGGGCTTCTTCATGTGAGAGACTACAGCAATTGCACAGTCGGTTTCTTTAGCAATTTTCAGGATTGAATCCATGAAGTGTATAGTGTCAGAATTACTATCTGAGGCTATAGCTGCTTGCAAAGGATCAACAAAGATAATATTACACTTCTCTGCTTTGGCGAGATATCGAAATTTATTAATCAGCTCTTCATTACTTAGCGAGCCTTGATGATCAACGAATGTAAAACGATCATCTTTAGCTACACCATTAAAGAAGGCCTCTCGCAGTTCTGGCATATTCAAATCTTCACGGCTCTTCTTTTTTAGATTAACCCTTTGATCAATCGACATCAAGTCTCGAACTACCTCCCGTTTAGTTCCTTCCAAGTACATTGCACCAACTTTTAAATCAGTCTCTGTCAGTATGTTATAGACAGTATGCGAAATTATACTTGAGTTGTGTGTGACAATGAAATCATTAGTCAAGTATAGCTCATCGGCAGCATCGACCTTGAAACATACAGTTTCTTGGTTGGTAAACACCTCTACTGATTCCACAAGGTTTCTGTCAACACCTCGCTCCTTTGTTATATTACCTATAAGGAGCCTGAATATGCGCTCATTAGAACTAGATACTTCCTCAATCATTCTGCAAGTACACCCTAAGCTACGTACAAGCAGTCTAATTTGATCTGCCATATCAGGACTGGGTGTTGAGTATTCTAAGTTCCCCTCTGTTGAAAATCCAAGGGCATCAAATAAGCCAGCAATCAGTTCTGTACGCTGCTCAGCAGAGCCTAGTAGGTAGTCATCAGGGATGCCTTCATGCATATATAACGGTAGTAAGTTTATAAAAGTATTAGCAATTTGGTGGTGTCCCTCTTTGATACAGATTGAATAGGTTCCACAAGCCTCCTCAGCAGGAGAATCTTTAATAACTTCAAGCCCCCACATGCCAATCATAATCTTAAGCTCTTCTACTATCTCGTACTCAAAACACTGGAACTGCATCGGAAGTGTTAGTAAATTATTACCGAGGAGGAATCCCATAAGCCACGGGTCTATCCGCAGGTCTCTACCCTCCCAGTTCACACAAGGGTTGTCAGGTAGCTCTGGAAGTATAAGTCTACCACCCGGCTCCCCACTGTGCATATATTCTAGCATCCCTTGTGTGTTCGTAACATTACTCCCGCCTTCCCAGCTCTGGTGCTCAGTCTTCCAAGACCACAGGTGATTTTCATCGCAGATAGTCTCACTACCATCATTTAATGTTACCTTGTAACATTTCTGAACACCTTGTGGGAAAACACCTATCAATTTCGTGGGGTTACCATCAGAACCGATCAAGAAATCACCAACCTTCATGCTACCAGCTTCTCTGTACCCAGAGGGTGTTACGACATTTTCCCAGAGTGGCTGCCCTTTCCCTACGCCTGTTAGAGCACCGATAAGTGTAACCTCGCCAGGTTCCATACCACCACCCATCATCTCATTAAGGCGTCCAAATGCCGGTGGGAAGGGTATAATATTCTTCCCTGTTTCCTCTTCAAAAGAGTCCCACATCTGGGATAACTTTAGTACACCAGCAGGGGAATACTTATCAGCTTTCCAGAAAAAGTCTCGGAGCTTCTTATCTTCGGAGTGTTTAATGTGCTCACACGCATCCTTACGTCGCAAATTGATAACGTAAGCCTGTTGAGGTTTAAGCAATCTTGCTACTTCTTGAGTTGCCTGCTGCCCTGGCTCATCACTATCAAAAGCAATAAACACTTTCTCAAAAGATGTTACCCACTCATAGTTAGCTTTAATTTGTTTGGTAGCGCCTCCTGCACCTGTTGTGATTGAAACTACAGGTGTCTCATACCCCTTCTCATTGTTACTCATAGCTTTAAAGTACGCTAGTGCATCCTCTTCACCCTCTGTGATTATTAAAAACTTACCACCACCGGAGAAGAGTTGCTGACCAAACATTTTATCTGTTGCACGATTCTTACCGATGGAGAAGAAATTAGGCTTGCTGGTGTCTTCTCCACGAGCCTTAGCATCCTTAACTTTCTGATCACGGACACGGAAGCACGTAAGCTTATCTTGCTGGTCATAACAAGGGTAGTAACGTTTAGCAACCTTGCCCTCACTGTCTATCTCTGTCTGAACACCGTAGAATGCAGAGAGGTCTTTGGGTAGGCGTCGATCTTTCCAACCCCGGAAATCCCCTTTCTGTATCTCACTAATACGCTCCGCTACATCTTCACTCATTATGTATTGATCCTCCACTTTTTTATCTGCCTTAACTAGCTCAAAACCTAATTCACTAGGTTTGATATACTTGTGCTTTCGTTCACAGAACCCACTCCTGCAATAACCATCTTTAATTATTTCACCGTTCTTGTCTACTTTCTCATAGACTGACATTGCATCGGATGACTTCCCACAAACACATTCAAAATTACCTAACAACACACCCTCTTGATAATCACAGTTTTGACTCATCAGCACCCCACTCCAACTCCTCAGCATACTCTAGTGCTGCAATAAGTGTTCGGAGAGAGGCAATATTCTCAACTAAACAGAATTGCCCGTTCAATGAAGATCCGATTTGAATATTACCATCTGCCTCTTTCACGATGATAGAGCAAAAATCTTCACTCTCCTCCGCGAACCTGATAGTGTCTAAAGGCTCAGCTTTGTTTGTTCTTATATCAATACTACTCATTAGTGTACCTCCGGGTTTTTCATTCGTTGTACTACTGTTTTATAAATATTATCAATGTCCATCTGAGATTCCATCTCATACAACCTTAGTATCATAGGCATCGGTAACACACCCATGACCATCCCCGTTACAACCTGTACCAGTTGTGTACCATTTTTCTGTAGATCCTCGGGG